TTTTGTCAGAAAAACACCACTTAATTATCAAGATAATTAAGCAGTTAAGGTGGTTTAAAACACCTCCTACCTCAATTGAGCCACAATTAATCAAATATAACAATTAAGTTATATTTGAATAAAGACTCAAAATCACAGGTAGAATTATACCTATAGAAGGTGGAAACGTATATGCCCAAAGGGCTAATACGGAAAAACCACCTCCTAAAGGTAGCCCTTAAAAGGGAATAAAGAAAGGAAAAATTATTGGTTCATTCTAGGAACACCAACCCAGAATAAAGCCTGAAAGTCATCTCCAAAAGAACGAGATATCAATCGGTTCTTAGACGTGCCTGTCCAAACAGAAACCCTTACTCTAGGAGTAAAAAAGTCAGCTGTATTAGAGGACAAATAAGTATATTGGATAGGGCACATCCGATAAACGTTTTGATAAGGACAGGAGACGCTCAAACCACCAGCGCCATAAGTGTTAGTGGCGGGTGGCATAGTTCGAGGCCTAACCGAGGCAATGGTATAAGAAGAACCGTAAGGTAAAGTAGTGGTGCTAGTAGATGTTTGCGAAGTAACATAAACAAAACCAGAAACAGCTACATCATCTATACGACACATATATGGTGTGTTAACATCAGCACCCGATGAGATAGGTGTAATACGTAAACGTGTGGAACCACGATAAAAGGCAAAAGGTGCGAGGATAAAAGAAGTGATAGGATCATAAATTTGCCTGGGTGGTGTATAGATTGAGGAGAAAAATCGGCCGGCCCCGACAACCCATGGTAAAACAGTAAGAATATCGTTGGCTGCTTCATCAACCCACTCAAATTGTACGTCAACATAACGCTTCAAAAGTTGTAAAACAGATAAAGCACACTCAGACATACTATCTTGGGCAAAAGACAAATTAAGGGGAGCAACTGGAGAGTCACCTGGTGCATCACATGTGATTGTGTCAAAATTTTCGACATCTCCTCCTTGAGGAACAACAGGTACAGTACTAACAGGCCGAGGCTTATTAAATTGTAATGACTCGGCGCCCCTGACATAAACTAACACATCAATTGTGGAAGAACAAGTCTCGGGTGAACGTATGGGGTTAACAACGTGAACATAAAAAGCACCATATGGAATGCTAACCTCAAAATAATCATGGGGTAACAAATATGGACACCTAAAACACGCTTGACTCCCTTCCTGTAAATCTAAAACGGTACGATAAGCATAAGAACTGTCAGTGAAAGTCATAGTGGTATCATTAGGACCTGGTATATAAGTAACTGCAACTGAACCACTATGAAATCCTGTTTTAACAAATTTGAGCATAATCTCAATACCACCACGGTATAGACCGAATAAGGTAGAAAGATAAGCTACAGGAGTATAGTAAAATTCAAAGGAACCAGGACTAACAACAAAAGCAGAAGGCTGCAACACTTGACGGAACTTTTGCAAACCTAATGTATCAGCTTCACTTAACTGAAAACTTGTGAAGAAAGACCATTGTGACTTAATAAAATCAATTGACATTTGATCCTGATTTTTATCACTAACATCATCCAGGAGTTTGAGTTTAGCATCATATAGAAGAGATAACGGTATAGAATTGTCTAAACCATCCGCAGTGGTTGTATGCCAATTATAGTTATTGCTCATCATACAAGGTTTTTCGGTTGAAATGGGTTTGGAAAATCCAAATGAATATGCTGCCCCCTTAGCCGCATTTAAAAACCACGAAACTGGGGAAGCCCAGGGGGAAAGAATAGGTATCTTGGCAACTGATTCTGCAAAATTTGCAGCAGCACCAAGGACATAAGATATAGGTCTCTCCTCGTGTTCGGCAGGCATAATTCGTTTAGCTTTACCCTTACCAATACCAGATTGTTGAATTGCTTTGTTAGTTTGACCAAAGAGTTCCACGTCATGCAAAGAATACCAAATAGTATAATCTACATTAGCATCCCCCGCAGCACCGACTTGTAGAGGATCCATAATGGCGACATAAATGTCGCCCCAATCATAAACAAAGCCAGCAGAGGTCATTTCAATATAACGACCAGGAGCCACATAAGGGATGGATAATGAGACAGAGGTATCCGAACATGAAATGTTTACCCCAGGTAACTGGGATAGTGGAACTCGATGGGTATTGTGTAAAGAAGCTTTAATAGGATTGGCTACAGCAACAGGATAATAACAAACCCTAAGCAAACCTTGATGAAATGGTGTGGCATTTAAAATAAAATCAACCCGTAATGTCGCACGCAGACCGTAAAAGCCGTGTAATTTCTCCTTCCACATAACATTATTGAAAATACCCGTCCATGATCTCTGGTTGAAAAGCAATGTTCCTGCAGTTGAACCAGTAGACCAAGAGCCAGAATTAATGGGAACTGGCTTGGACAAATAAGATATAACCGAAGTTACATCATTTGGGAAATAAGAATTGTCGTAAATACTAGGTATTTTACGTGGAAGAGAAACTATAGCTTCGACATTTTGTGCAACGAGTTGCGTGGTACCCTCGCTTGTATTATTTGTAACAGAGGTGTTAGCGAGATTATCACTCTGTACATTCATATCATTATTACTAGCTGGCCATTTTAATCCCAATTCACGTCGACCAAAACGCTATTGGTATCCTACTTGACAACAAGGTTGCCTAGTCCGTTTGGTGTCTCTCCGGGGTGGACAACTGTACTTTAAACGACCCATGCACATGCAAGGCAGGAACAATACATGAACATAATTGTTTATAGGCGATGCCTACTTAAATACTGTGAAAAGAAAACAATTCAAAATCAATTCACAGGCGCCTTTTAACGACATGCGACAGGTCGAGGAATTCTAGTAATACAACTCCGTACAAATGAACTTGTCTTGCAAGTCCCTGTAGGAGGGTAGAACCACTGTGTGATTTAGTTCACACTTACTACAAGCTTTAATAATCTCTTCAGAATAAAGTTTAAAAACACTTTTTGAGTGGGCTGATAATTCCATCAGCATATGATCAACGTTATTTTTCCAGAACTCCCAACCCACATCATGGTCCTTAGACCATTGTATTGACTCACAAATTGTATCAAGGACAATAGGGGCCATCCAACGCCGTTTCTCGGAATAATGTGTTTTGGCAAAATATCTCTTTAAGAAAGTAACGTCAGTCAAAGTGCGCTCAAGATCATCAACACCCTCATCTTTATTCTCATCAGTAAAAACCATACCAACCTTAGCAAAGGCTTCAGTCATATAATTCTGGGTTAAAAATTGGAATGGACCATTAGTTTGTACAGACATCAAAACATCGTCATTGTACCTAGTTATTTTAACATAATTACTCATTTCAGAGAGAATATGAATAGCTTCATTGTAGTCCCCGATAGGCTTAGGGAAGTTAAGTAAAATAACATAACGATCAAGCACGCACCCTGCGATAGTATCAATGGGCGTGGTCAAGGCATTGCCCGATGTGTTTCCACCAGCCCAAGAGTAAACTCTCCCATCAACCACATGTCTGCTCTGGGCAATCTCATCAATGAGAGCATTTCTAATCTTTTCAGAAACAGAACCTTGATCTTGGTAAAACCGAAGAGTAACAACTTTCATGATCTGTATGTCACAAGGTGCCAGGCTCTTATCATAACCTGAATGATCCCCTGCTATAAGCCTATAATTAGGCTTACCGTTACCATGGCGTAAAGCAAGCACGTTCCAATCAGAGCCATAGGGATTCATACCGCAAGCACTCCCATTGTGAATTCGAGTTCTCATCATGAACGCTGAGAACATAAGTGTGTACTTACGAAGCAGTAAACTAAAGACAAGGTCAGTTGATGAAATCAGTCTTGTCTTCCCTTGATTACTCTTTTCAATGGTTCGTAGCTCATCTTTAAGAAAATGGTTATTCAAAATATATGGGCGCTTACCAGCAATGATCATCCCTTCAACAAAGTCACAATGCTCTTTGACAAGCTCATAATCCCTACCAACAAACGTATATTCCTCGGACCCAAAAGCCGATTTTTTCGAACCATTAGTCAACAACAACTTCATTGGCCAACCAGGACTTGTTTTCCTGTTAATCCCGTCAATAAATTCCTCACCTGGAATACCCATCACCATCTCTTCAAAGGTCAAACTCCTCCGTAATTCATCTGTTATAACATATGTGGTGTTGAAGAGCTCATCACAATAATTATCAATAGCTGCACGGTATAGGTCCATCCTAGGCCTGACATGACTTATTCCATAGCCAAACATGGCTATCCTCATAGGGTCAAGACCGCGTTGCTTATTTAACATAGCAGGTTTTTTTTTTGGGGGGTATATGGAAATAAGGTTATGTATCGGGGAAGGTATTATTTTGGTTTTCTTAGCTTGAGGAATGGGTTTCACCTTAGACTCAAAGACGGGACCATTTTCTTCTACATCATAGCCACCTTGAATAAGAGCTTTAACTGCTTCTGAGGCCCCTTCCTCCGCAACATCAACAAGTAGATCATAATATGAACAACAAGTTGAAATGGCAGATTCAACACCTTCCCTATCGATGACAATTCCAATGCCTTGAACATTTCCCAAACCACCAACATGTATGGAAGCAATTTTTTGTTCACTAGACTTGTCAAAAATGACAAAAGGAGCTCCGCAATCACCTACGCGCGTTGGTATATCATAAACAAGAGCCCGGGATATCGTCCAATCTCCTTCCGCATAATTGACATTCTCCTTAATTCGATAATTCGCAGTGTGATAAACTGCTGCTAAGTCACGATTAACAAGGCCTAAAACACCTTTATGTTGTGTTGGTAATTTTTGTTTTCTTGACCTAATCAAATGAGAGATTTTCCTCCCAGTCATGCCAGGGATATAAATTAAACCTATATCATCAGTTTCAACATCACCTATTTTAAAAATTTGCATTGTTTTCTGACCATCATCATTATAAGAATTTAAAAGGTCAGACAAGCTAATTGTAAACTCGTGCCGTTTCATTTCTTTAGTGAGAGGATTCCTAACACTATGGTTACTGAATGTTATGGTTAGCTCTGGTTGTGGTTCAATTCCCGCTTCTTCATCACCATTGACAAGGTCCATCCAACGGCTTATATAATGCTCCGGTGTTAATGCCATATTGTTTTGAACACACAAAACACAGCCAGTATAGGTCTTATTGGGGGCGACTTGTACAGAAAACCTCCACACATTACGGTTGACAAGTTTGACTATTATATTTTGGGCATTTGGATCATCACCACCTTGGATAACAACACGACTCATCTTCTTTGCTTTACCTTTAGATTTAGAAGGCTTCCTAGTTGGATAATCACCATGTTGTTGTTCCATCCGTTCCGATGAAAATAACCACCTCTTAGCGAAATGTAAAACTCCAATAAGAGGGGAGGCTATAAGTAAACTCTTAAGTAAAGTCTTAGCCCAACTCCACATGGTACCCATAAAAGTGGAAGGATTCTTAAACTTGAAAGCGGCCCTATTACGCTCAGAATTACTGACAAGAAAAGCGACCAAAGTATCAATGCTAGTCGCTTCCTTCACACAACTAAGTGGTGGGAAACTAAGAGCATGATGACCTTGAATCGACATATAACTGTAAATATCCATGAACGTTGGGAAGTCTATTTGGGTATACCCAATAGACAGGACCTCCTTATTGTTAGAAAGAAGTTTAAAAAGGCGTTGGCAATACGCATGTCGGGTTTCACTATCTTGTTGAAATAAATTCTTATCACAACCCACACAAGCTCCACAATTCTCCCCGGCTTGGGGTACGACACAGTCACGAGCTTTTAAGGCTCGTTCTATACCAATTTTAATTTTACTTTTAAGGTCAACATAATTTGTTTTTTTTCTTTCAATTTCCTCCATTATAAGGTCTTTAAGGGCCGTAACGGAAATAGGTTCATTGTGATACTCCCCAGTTGCCAATTCTTTCATCTTATAGAACTCAAGGTAACTAAAGTCATCAGATGCACCAACATAATTCACTTTATGCCAATCAGGACATCTCTCCCATGGACCCAAATGTTTGGTGGTCTCAGTGGCGAACTCTTGTTTGACAGCGGCTATCCATGTAAAAGCAAGGCGTCGGTAGACGGCTTCTCTCTCAACAACTGAATCTATCGCACTAAAATGTTTGCGATTGCTAGTTGCCCATACGCATTTTGAACGAAAATACACTCTACCTTTGGAGTTAAGATCTGCCATGGGGAGATTCATAGGGTTGACATTTATCCACTGAATTAATTCAGTAAAAACACTAGACATCCCATTGGCCACATCTTTCATGTAACCAAACTCATCAGCTATCAGGTTATATTGACCATGATAACCACTATAATACGCATCTGCAGCATTATAAAGGTGTATATATTCCCCTGGGTGTTCACAGAAATGGGGAAGTCTCTCAGTCTCAAGAGTAGCAGCTGTCATTTCCTGTACAAGGACATTGGTAAAGGTTGTTTTTCCAATTTCAGTTTTCCCTAATAACAACAACATGAAAGGTTCTTCACGTACTCCATTAACAGAAACCAATTTACTATTCAACTCACAAATAAGATCATTCAACTCCTTAAGGTGAATTGATAAAGTACTCATGACAGAAAAATTCTGGGATGTAGCATGATATTTGGAACGTAAAGCCTCGCCATCAGCCCTCAATTGGGACAATTCTCCTGCAAATGTAGAGTCTTTAAGTGGGTTGGATATATAATCTTGTTTAGCTTTATGAACTTTTTCACCATATAAGGAAATTTCCCAAAAAGGGTCATCCTTAAATGTTATTTTTTCAACGTTGGACAAATTAGTAAACCAATTAAGAAAATCTTGCACGAGTTGAAAAAGGAAATCAATGGTGAAAGTTAAACCCTCACCAACCCTTTTCATGTTAGACATCTTACCCATAAACTCAGAGACTATTCCAGATGCTGTATCGGCTTTGAGACCAGTACAATGACTCACCAAAAGCCCGCCCAAGGCAAGCCTGGAGATAGCACTAGAAAGATGACCAGCGATACCACCTTGTGGTACAATTTGGTTTTTCATTCTAATCTCATCTTTAACAATCTCAATCAGATCCTTAATCCAAGCAGAGAAAGGGTCACTCACAACATAAATGGCAGCAAGTGAAATGGCAATATTAAAAAATGTTTCATACCTACCACCAATTTTGACGGCACAATACCCCACGTAAGAAAGGATAACAATACTAATAACAATTTTATTTTCTGAAATAAACTTGAATAAATCAAATCCCTTCAATGGGTTAGTTAATGAATGTTCAATGTGCAATGGTGGAGGATTCAAATCTGTGACCAAACTCTTAATTTTTGTTACAAAATCAGCGTCACCTACATTACCAATCATTTGTTGTAACTGAGAAGAGTTGACATTAACATTCACTGGAATACCAGCCTCAGTAGACACAAATCCCCCTTGGGATTCAATCACAGTGTCTGAGTCATCACAATCAACGCACCGAACGACAAATCTGCTCAACATACGACCTAGATTATCAGAAACATAACTCAAGAGTTCTTCGTCTGACATAGATAAACACACTCTAACAGTATTATCCAACCAAAGAGAGAATCTTTCATCCATATGTAACGCATAATACAACAAACCAAGCTCTTCTGCATTATCCATATCTGCAGGACCAAAGCCTCGACTAAGTAAAACATGTACACCAGATAAAGATCTGATTACATCATTAATTTCTCCACTTGTCAAATGACTTAATGTATCTAAAAGAGGTCCAATCATCTCATTGTCATAAACTTCTCCTGATTGCTTCTCAACCAAATAATAAGAATCAAGACCCAAAATAACGTCATTCATTTTGGACTTCCCTTTCGACCGTGGGTTGGGGGCTTTGCGCCGATTCTTAATTTTATTTATTTTCCACTTTGGGAGCTTATTATTGTTAAAACGCTTTATAGGCATGGTAATAATTGGTGATAACATAAGTTGTAAATTCATTAATGGGGGTAGCTGGGGTATCGCTCCCTAACGTTGACTATCAACGCCAAATTAAAGCAATTGGGGCTTAGAGACGAGCTCTGCTAGCACTAATCATGTCAATATAAGGTCCATGATCAAGACTTCTACTATTGAAAATCCCAGCTGGATAACACTTAAGCGAGTG